ACAATTTTACCTAAGAACACGAAGTTATCTGACGCTGCCAGTTGATCGCGTGTAGTAAGTGTAAGAGTGATACGATACCGATGAGCACCAGGCGAAGCCGTGTTTGGTGATGCGCCTTGGTTATCAAAAAGAGCTTCGTCATCTGTTTCATCAACTATATCTTGTACTAGTTTGAATCCTAGTTCTTTTGTACCGCTTGTTGAATACTTATTTACGAAAGTGGATTGTTGTTTTGCAAATACAAAGTGCCCCTGAACATAGAAAGAACCTTTCGTGATCGAGGCCTCAAGACCTCTACCAGTTGCTCCAGTAGAAGCAATCGTGAGTGGATCCAGTGTAGCACCATCGTGAGTGAGTGTACCACCATTAGCGCATCGAACAGGTGAGGCTCCAGCAGTACCGCTCGAAGTGTTCCTATATTCTATGTAGATCGTATCCGGATCTGAACCAGTAGCAGCTACTGCTTTGATTACTTTAATTTGAATTCCATCACCATCCGTAAACGTTTCACCCTCGACATCACTTGGTGTGGATGGAAGAGCACCGGTTGCGAGTCTAATAAATTCTAAAACATTAAGAGTAACGTTACCACCATTTACCTTACCACCTTCCTTGAAGATGTTAGATCCAAACCTTTGAATCTCGGTCTGAATAATCGTCTGCATCTGTGTAAGTTCACGTGCTTGCAAAGCTCTACCAGAATTAAAGAGTATCCGATGATAGTTATCGGAGTCCTTAAAGTCATCCTTGAAGGTAGTCTCGAAAGTGTTACTTGTAAATGTAGTTGTCATTCTTTACACCGTGATTATGACTTTAATGTCTTCAGTTTGAGCCGAAGATCTAACGATTCTTGCTCTGTTTTCTAGATACAGTAGATCACCAGAGTATATATCAATGGCATCTGCAGCACCATGTGGCGAAGTACTAGCAGCAAATCCTTGTACGCCAGTCACGTTACCATTAGCGAGTGTCTGGTAAGAAGAGTCAATCGTGCCTGATCCACCTGATGAACCAGTAATTGTTTCACCATCTTGGAATAATTTGTTAACAGTCTTTTCATTCTGGTGAATGCGTAGTATCTTACCACCGTTAGAATCAACCTCATCAATAAACGCAGTCGCGCCTGTGGTTCCACCAGTAATTTTCTCGTCAACCACAAATCCAGTCGTAGACAAGGCTGCTGTTGTTCGAATCAATTTACCAACTTTCAATGAAGCCGCGGTAAGTAAACTACCTGCAGCAGCCGAGTCGGTGATCCGTGTAGGATTCTGTAATAATGTAATTTGTCTGAAATCGTTAGTAATATTAAACGTATCATTCTCAGTACCGTCTGTCTTAGCGTTCATCATGATACTGGATGATTTTAGATCTCTACGAGCATCAGCACCGAATCCATCTCTTGGACCGATGATTGGTCTAAGTGTAGCGTTACCGGTTACCGTTGCGGAAGCAAAGTCATACCCACGACCCATTCCACTGTCAAACGTTCCAGTCATCTCAACTTTTACGATAGCACCACCAGATATAAAGGCGGTTGCTGATGCAGCTTCACCTGAGTCGTTATTACCACCGAAAGTAATCGTTGGTGCAGACGTATAACCATCACCACCATTCACGACTTCAACACCCATGATTTGACCTGGAACAGCTGTGCTTTGAACGTTCTTTTGTAGAATCGTAAACGCGTTAGTAGAAGCTGAGTCAACAGTAATTTTCTGAGTCGGGATAAATGCCGAAGTCAAGAAGTTAGTCGCGTCACCCGCTGAGATTGAATATAAAAACTTCCAACGGTATCCATCTGAAGTTTTAAACGAATGATTCGCATTTGCTGCAGCGTTGGTATAACTCGGTTTCACAGTTGAGGGATTAGGAGTACCGGTGGCAGACTTACTTTGCTGTAAACAGATGTAGACTTCGTTGTCTTCAGTTAAGACATAGTATGGGTTTGTTGAGTAGCCAACCTGTTTATCGTTCCAAGCATCGTACGTCGTGCCAGATGTCCAGTTATTACGAGCTACGACAAAAGACTGTGCCGTAACTTTCTTAACCGATTCGAGATTACCTCTTGCGATTCTATCGTCGAACTGATGTCTTAATGGCGTAATGGTAGTATCAGAAGAATCGTACTGATCCGTCTTACCGATACCGATATAAAATTCATTCGCATCACTTGCGTTACCAAGCTCAGTAAAAAGATCTTCAGCGATCTTATGTTTAAATGCGTCTGTTACAATTGCTGTCATATTATGCCACCGTCGTTACTGATTGATTGCCCACTAGGAACCAGTTGGATCCGTCCCAGATACATGTTGCTCCTTCGTTTTGAGCAATCGCAAAACTTGTACCGGCGGCAAAACTAGCTGGAGTAATAGTTGCTACACCGGCGCCTTTATTCGTAAATATTTTATATTCACCAGTTGTTGTGCCATTAGCCAAAGACACTGCGAGGGCTGATCCTTTATTACATATGATCATAGTAGCCGCGGATGATGCAGCACCATTCGCTGTGATCTCAACTGCCTCATAAGCAGCCTTACTTATTTCAACCGAACCTGTACCTTTTGCGTTTAGATTTAAGTTAAGGTTTGTCGCAGTTCCTGTTGCGTTAACCTGAACGGCATTTGTACTAGCAGAGTTAATAACTGTAATTTCATTCACAGCTGAGCTAGTTGCGGTTAACTTAATTGATTCATTACCGTTCGCATCGTTAATTGACGTAGTGATAGATGGTGTGGTGATTGCTGGACTCGTAAGAGTTTTATTCGTAAGAGTTTGTACAGCTCCGTTTAATGTTACCACACCATTTGAATCTGGCAGTGTGATCTTAACATCAGCACCTACGTTACTTGCAACCAAACGAGTTTCGAACGCATCCGCGGTAGCACCTTCAAATACTACAGCACTATCTTCTAAAGTTATTTGCGCAGACAGGTTATCGCTATCGCCACCAAGTAGGCGATAAACCTCAACGAAATTTTCATTTATCTTTTCACCAGCGGTGCGAAGGGTATCTCCAGTACCGTCGTTGGCTGATGATCCGATTCCTATATTTTGTCTTGCCATTTTCTAATCCTGTTTCTCTTATTTATATCGCAGAATCTGATGAAATTCGTGTAAATACATCATTGTCCATTGTTTCTACCGTCATAGCAAAGTCTGGTCTACCTGAGTTAGCGCTGTCATCAAATCTGAACGAGTTCGGATTGACCAATGTCTTAATATCATCGTAGTATTTAACGAACAAGTTAGCAGTGAGATCTGAATCCTGTGAGTATCTAAGAATCTCAGCCTGCTTAAAGTCGATACGGAATTGTACACCATCACTAGAATCTTGCAACCCTGTTGTTTCTCCAAACCCAGTACCAAGCAGAGACAGAGCCGCGGCCGCAGGCTCAACTGTGAGAGCCAATTCTTCAGAGTCGAGTGGGTTGTGTGTGGTTACAATTATTCCTGGATCTGCGGTTCCTGATAGAAGAACCTCACCAGCAAAATTAAATCCAGCTGGATGAACAAATCTCTTATATAATAACTCATAGTCTGAGACTGAGATACCAGATTTTATCAATATTGATAAAACCTGAAACACGTTGTTGTCTTGAATCTTTTTAGCAGACTCGAATCCGATACGTGAATCTGCTACGATAAACATGTCTCTCTTACCGTAGGTGACATCAACTTCTTCTCCAAAGAATCCTCTAAAGAATCCTTCGGCCGAGACTCTACCGCCTTTCTGCTGGTAAAAGTTACCAAGCAGTCGAGCCATGAGTCTTGGTTTTTCAAAGAAACTCGCTCTTGTGAGACCGTTACCAATCTCACCAATAATCTCATCAAGTAAACCTAAGTCAACTTCAGCCGCGTCTCTCGAAGCAAACAAAGCTTGAGTCTGATGATGAAAGTTATTATCGCCTTCGGCACTATCTAAGAACTGATTATATTTTTCTAAGAAAGTTACAAGAGTTGAGTTATCCTCAATGTAGTACTCAGGCAAAACTTGAGTCGAGAACTCAGTAGAGATAACCGGATCTCTTCTATTTTTTTCTACCTTCATTCACCCGGCCTATACTGTTAGAGTCGTTTCTGTGTTTTGTTGATCGATAGTACCAATCGCGATGTTCTTAGTATTATCCACATTAAAGATATAATTTCTTAGAGGTTTGATCGTTTCTTGGTTAGCGGGAACCACTGAGATTTTTATTGAACCTCCAGTGATCGCTGAGAGAGTTGTCCCAAATCC